TTTGTTACAAGAGAAGCTAGGTTACAAGACACAAAAAATAGACAAAACAGTATAGAAATTGATCGTCTAAATGAAGAACATACTGCTATCGAGCGTGAATGGTACGAACGTCAAATAGATTTAATTGAATACGTTCGAGATACGTATACTTGGGCTGTTGCTAACGGTATTGCTAAAGAACAAGCCCGAGCTGTATTACCAGAAGGATTAATGGAAAGTCGTTTATATATGAACGGTACACTACGTAGCTGGATTCATTTTATTGAATTACGTAGCGGCAACGGTACACAAAAAGAACATCAAGAAGTAGCAAGAGCTTGTGCTTCTGTAATAGCTTCAGTATTCCCGTTAACTTTAGATTTAGTTTCTTCTTGATCTAAAAACATTTCTGGAGGAAACAATTTGATGTGTGCCTCAAATTGTTCTTTTAACCAGTTGTAATCATTAATCATAGCAAGGGCGTTTTTATCGCCCTTGTATGTTTTTCCGTACCACTCTCCTGCACTTGCACCACCTTTTACATATTCGCCTAAAGGTCGATTTCCACCTCGTGATGTCCAAGCTAACAGACGTTCATCTGTTTCTGTTTGTATTTGTCTATCAATAACGCCCGATGCTAGTTTAACACATTCTCTAAATGCACTGCGCCATGCATTTAAAGGACTAGTTGCAAAATTATTAATATTTGAAATTTCATTCATTATTTTAATTTTTGCACCGATACTAGTAGTAATGTCGACTGCTGTTGTTTCATCTGCGTTTAAAATTAAATGTTTAGGAATTAATTTGATTCCACCGTAACCGTATTCTAACATGTTGATGAGATTAACACTTTTCCATATATGTACTACATCAAAATCCCATTCAGGAACTCTATAATTAAAATCAAAAGAATCTAACACTGTTGCATCAGCATCAATAACCCAGAAAAAATCTGTACTAGATTGTTTTGCAGCCGCTAAATGTGCATTAAAAATTCCCTTAACACCTTGAATATGTTTAGTATCAGGCCGCTTTTCTTTTAGATATTGTAAATTTTTGTCTGCAATACTTTCGTCAAACGATAGGAAAAATACATCATAGTGCCTAAATACTAAATTAGATACACTAATAACTTTTTTATTTTCAATTGTAGTGCTAGTACCTAGATCTACGTTCTTAGGAATTAGATAAATTTCAGCAGTGATAGATTTAAATACATGTACAACTGATTGATCCCAGGTTTCAATATTATACGTTAGTAGGGTATCATAACCGGCAATATCAACATCTATTAACCAGAAAAAATTTGTCTTAGAAGTTGCCTTAACTTTATTAACTAATTCTACAATATTGCTTACACATTTTTCAAATTTTGCATGTGGAAATCTTTCCGATAAATGAGCAATAACTTCGTCATTTTTCTTCTTATAGTAAAATATGATATCTTTCATTCTTTATCCAAAAATCCATTACCGGTTCTATATTGTTGTAAATGTACTGCTTTAAAAAATTTACTAGCATCTGCATCAAGGTCAGCTATCTCGAGATCTAGAAAATTTTGTAATTCTTTTCCTAACCAATTAATTCGATAACTCAAATCAGTTGCAGGTCCATATCCTTTATCTTGCCAATGATTTGCTAGCCAGTCAAAATCTCGAACATTAACATAATCCCAATTAGTGCAGTTGGTCATATAGCAACCTTCTCGAGCGCCTAGTATTGCCCAATCTCCGTTTGATACATCTTTGCCCACGTTAAGCCATACTAACAATCGTTGCAAATTTTTCCAGTGAATTTCTCGTTTAAATTCTTTGTTAGCAGTCTTGACTCCGCGGTCTAATGACATCTTAACACCTTCACGGAATCCTGCTCGCCATGCTTGAAATGGACTGGCATTGTTATAAACATCTGAGAAACAACTGTTCATTTGAATATATTCTGCGTCCCAGCAAAAGTCAACTTGTGCATTAGGATCATCGGCGGGTGCGTTTTCATGTGTTTTCATGTCTAGCACATACTGTTTAGGCCATAATTTTAATCCACCATTGCCATACATTAGACCGTTAACTACATTATAACCTGCCCATGAAATTACACATTTTGATAAATCTTTGTGTTCGTCAAAATCTAATTCTTGATTTAAAAAATCTTCTCGCACAATATTATCGCCATCTACAGTAACAAATCGATCTGTTTCGCTCAACCGAGCACAAGCCTTGTGTGCTTCATCGCTGCCTTTAACACCATGCACACGCTTTGCCCAAGGTACTTTAGTTAATAAATCAGCATAGTTTTTCTCAGCATTAGGTTCGTCGTAGCTAAGGTAGATAATATCGTAATCTAAAATTTTAAATTTCTGTGTCATACAATGTTTGATATCCAGTGGTTGAAAAAAACTTTTTTACAAAAATTTTCTTGTTACTAAGTTCACTATCTGAATTGAATTCTACATAAAATTTATCATTATAAAGCAAATCTGATAGCTGAACTTTTATTGCTCTAATCAATAAATTAAAATTATCAGGATTAACTATAAAAATTTCAACTAATGTACTTAGATTATATTTTTTAAAAATTTCTTTTTGGTCTGGTCGTAACTGAAAACCCCATTTTTTTAACAATGGATAATTTTCTATAGTAAGAGTGTTATCCCAATGAGTAACTTCTTCAACTTCTTCAATCATGATTATATCAACATCTTCCGTGTTTTTATTCACGATTGCTGGCGTAGTTTGATCTATAAAAATAACTTTATGATCATTGATAGATTTATTTTTTATAAAAAAATCTTTGACTAGGTCGTATTCTAATTCGATAGAATTCGTGTATTCAAAACTTTCTTCATTAGTAATCGATAATATATTACCAGTTTCTTTATCAAAGTAAACTTTATATAAAGGCGGAACATTACTGATTTGTAATGCTGCCTGTAGTAATTCATAAGGAATAATATCTTAGATTCTCTATAATTCTGTTAGTAAGAAACTTATCTTCAACATAATGCATTATTCCATGTTGTCTAATGTTGTTAAAATAAAGTTCACTTTTTTTATTAAAATTTATTAATGTTTGACTAAGATAAGATTCTGGTATAGGATCCCATCCTTGTATAGCTGGTTTCATGTGAGTAAAAACAAACGGTGAGTTGACATTTGTAATTTCAGTATCTATACCTAAAATCTTTGCGGCAATGGCAACACTAACGTCCATACTATACCATTTTTGAGTATGTTTTGGAGTGATCTCGTAGTAAATTTTTTGCCAGTTATATGTAATAAACTCTAATACTTTAAAAAACTCTAAAGACTTATCTGACTTTTTAAAATAGTAAAGTCCCGAATATAGATTCGGTAATTCATTTTCAATAAATGTTTTTCTATATGTTGTATCAACAACTGTTCGATGTTTATAATCAACAACTTTTGATGTAAAAAATAAATCTCGACCGTTTGCATATGTCCATAAAGACTCCATGTTTTCTAAAAATAACATGTCGGCATCAAGAACTATAGTTTCGTCGTACGGTGTGGCATGATATAGTTTCCACCTGTTTTCAACTTTCCACTGGCTATCAACAGCATGATCACCAAATGGAATTGAAATAATTTTATCAAAAACTAATTTGTATTCGTCTGGTACAACGTCATTAGTTACTAAACTAATATTATTAATAGTTGGTTGAAATTTCTTAATACTTAAAGCAAGAGCATACGCTTGCCTAATATAATTTATGTCACTGTTTTGTGCTAAAACTACGTACCCTTTTGTCATTGTAGAACTCCATCTACAATTCTAGTTAAACTATATTTGTTCATAACATGAACATCAATGTTTGAAGTTTTTGTTGCTATGTACTCGCCTGCGTAGCTTTTCTTTTCTACTAGAAATTTTAATGAAGAGTCCTTAATGTCAACTAAAATATCCTTATCTAAGATATAGTTCATTTTGCCAGGCAAGTTTCCAACAAACTCATTTCCCATCATATTGATAGCTATTGAAAAGGCAAAATCATTTCTGAATGCTGTAGAGTCAATATTATACAATGCTCTATAATAACTCCAGTTATGTTGTATTTGTTTTATAATTTGAAAAAATGCTTTTGTATAAGAAGACTTTTTAAAATAAAAAGCAGTGGCCCAATAAAACGGAACAGATAATTGATTAATATATCTAAAACTACGATCATCTCGCCACTGGGCAATATCAAAACTATCTTTGTAAATTAAAAAATCAAACTTATTATCCCATATGTTTAACAAAGTTTTGCTCGAAATAATGTAATCAGTATCAATTACTAATGTCTCATCGTATGGGGATAGATCGAAACAATCTGCTCTAGAAAGATTTTTCCATGTTAAAATCTTAGAAGCTAATGTGCCGTCATGAAATCGTTTTGTTTGATTTGTTTCTGAACTAATAGGAATAATTTTATCAAACAATGTTTGAGCTGTTGGTTGGCTATTTAACAACCAATCTTTACTATCTGTAACAATGCTTACAGGTACATTTAAATATTGTTTAACTCGAGTGGCTGCAAATACTGCTAATTTATTATAGTCAATATCTGAATTATTTTGAGCAAAAAGTAATACGCCTCGGGTCATAGCTCAACTAAAGCCTCTACCTTTCTTTTTGTTTTTAAATCTGCATATTTTAAAAGATAATCGTTAGTTGCTTCGGCGTATATATTTAAAATCTTTGTAAGAAATTCTTGAAGATTTGTTATATTAACTGGAATATTATTATCATCTAAAATAATAGACTCAGTGTTACCGATGTCAATTAAGACTTTAACAAAAGAAATAAGTTCTTGATTTATTGTGAACGTAGCACCTTGTGTATAATACACTAATTGTTGATTAAATTCTTCTAAAATTACTCGTCTTAAATTAGACAAGCTAGCCATATAGTTGGCTGTTTGAAACGCTTTTTCGAGTCTTTCATCCATAGACACTCCTAGACATTACTGGTAATACAGTAATTAGTCTAAGAGGCGATTAGTATGTTATAATCCTGACTGCGAAGCAGTGGGTGTAGCTACAGAAACATTTGACCCGGAAGGTCTATTTTGAGCTACTGTGCTAGTAAGTGTTGGCTGTTATCTCTAAACTCAATTTGAAAAATTACTTGCGTATTATCTGCACTTTTTCTAGCATAGATATAATAGATGTTTTCAGCATATGCGCCGGCTGGTGCTAGTTTTTCTCCAACTAATTGATTAGAAGTTGTTAGATCTTCAAAACCGATCGCAGAACCTGTTGCACTTGAACCAGTGTATGTAGTAGAAGTATAGTTCATAACAAATGTTCCCATTTGTGTAAACATAGTATTCCATGCATTATTTTTTGCTGTGCCGGTTGTAATACTTGCTGAGATTCTGAGTGTTCCGCCAGCATTAAAGAAATAACGTAAATTAGAAGCAGATCCGTCGCCTGAAGTTGCTCCAGTAATAGTTACTGTATGAGTTAATGTGCCGTTCCATGCAGACCCTCTTGTACCGGTAATTAACGTTTCTAAAGAAAGCTGGCCGCCTACATTATCTGTGTCTACACTGTATCTATTACTCTGTATTGTAGAAGCCATATTAGCAAATTGTGACCGCAATGCTTCAGTAATTTGTGATCCACTAGCTGGCAGGACTAAATTTCGACCGTCAGTTGCTGTACTTGTACCAACAGCACTACCAATTTGGTGTTGCCTAGCTTTAACCATATCAGTTCTAAGATTTAACCACTGAGCAGCAGTAATAGTATTACCCACAGACACATCTGAAGAACTTAATGCTTGTCCGTATCCGTTTGTATTCTGACCCATAACTGAGCTTACTGTAGCCCTAATTGAATTAAAGTCAGTATTTTGAATTAATTGACCTACACCAGCTGCCATGACTTATCCTTATAATATAATTGCTTCTACTAG